GAAGATACGCTTCATGGCGGAGCAAGGGTTGTTCGCCATTGATACGGGTAACGCAGAGCTTCATTTCAAAGATGCAAAGCTTTTAAAGATATCCACAACTCGCATTGGTTATCCCCACATTGACATTCCAATAGAAAGTACCATACTTAAGGTATCCGCATAAGTTTCGTAATGGAACGTGCGCTCCCAAATAATCGGGGGCGCTTTTTTGTTTTATCAGGCGGGGAAAAGCACTAACGACACACAAAATAAGCAACAAAACCACGTAGTGTTCCCCACCTGATTAAATAATTATGAGTGATATTGACGCTTTTGACGCTAATTTGCTGGGGGTTGCATCCCTCGTTAATGACAGCACCAACAAAGTAGGCGATAACTCCGACCTTGAGGAAGGTATTGAGGGTGACTATGAAGATGTTTTAGACCTTCCAAAGTCCGACCCCGAACTGCTCGACCTTGCCCGTGAGTATGAGAGCAAGTCAGCGGGATACTATCCTAAGATTAAAGACCGCCAGTTACGCAATAAGACCTATGTCAAGGGCTCACAGAGGAGTGGCAATGCAACGAATGATAAGGTTGTAAGCAAAAATCTCTTGTTTGAAGCTACCGCTACGTTTGTCCCCGCTGCGCTCGCTGAGAACCCTGAACCAGTTGTCTATAGTGATAATACTGATGATGGAAAAGCAGCATCAAATGACCTTAAAACAATGCTTCAATTCCATTCTAAGACGCTTGGACTAAGGCAGAAGCTTGGCGTAATGGTGTGGCAGTGGTCAGAATACTTCATAGGAGCCGTTAAACACGGATGGGAGCCTAATATTGACCCTGAGACGGGTGAAGACATGGGTGACATCACTACAGAGCTTAGAAGGCCACAGAACCTCGTCCTAGACCCTGATGGTTACGTGGATGAGTTTGGTGATTTCCACGGATGGTTAGGCGACCGTGTTGAAAAGTCAGCAGAATGGTTTATCGAGAAGTTTCCCAAGCATAAGACGTACCTCACGCTCAAGGTTAATAGCAAACTGGGCACTAAAATTATTGCTACGGAGTGGTGGAATGATGATTTCTCATTCACGACATTTGAGAAAGTGGTATTAGACAAGCACAAGAATGAGTTTTTTAACTACGATAAAAAGGATGGTCAACCAGTCATTAATCACTTCGCCAAGCCCAAGAAGCCCTACACCTTTCTCTCCATATTCTCTCTCCAGGAAGAGCCATATGACTTCACCAACCTCATTGAGCAGAACATCCCGAATCAGGACAGAATTAATGACCGTGATGAGCAGATAACCAAGAATCTCACCTCGGGTAATAACGCTGTTGTTCTTGATGGAACAGTCTTTACCACTGAAACACAGGGCCAAGCAGTCCAATCCTTCTATGAAGAGGGTTTCATCCTCTCTCCTAATGGAAATATGGATGCAATCAAACGCATCCCCGCCTCACCGCTTCCTAATGGCATCATGGAAGCCCAAGCCTCGGATATGGATTCATTACGTGGTATTTACGGCACGAAAGGACTTGTGCCTAACCAGAATCCTGAAGAAGCGGTGCGTAATAACATCATGAATGAGCAGCATGACTCATCTCGTATTGGTGGGGGCGTTGGAGATAGACTTGAAACAGTGAGTGAGAATATCTTTAACTGGTGGGTGCAACTCTACTGTGTCTTCTACGATGTCCCCCATTATGGCGCAGTCATGGGTAATGCTGCCGCCGTGGAGTACGTCCAACTCTCAGCACAAGACATGCAACGGAAGTTCGTTGTCACCGTCTCTCCTAATTCAATGGCCCCTAAGGATGAAGTCAGCCAACAGAATAAGGCCATACAGCTTGCAGATGGCGGCTGGCTCGACCCCATTAACCTCTTCAAAGAATTAGATAATGCTGACCCGCTTAATACCGCAAAGATGGTGACGATGTTTAGGACCAATCCACAGCTTTACATGCAGACCTTCTTCCCCGAGAGCATGCCCCAACAGCCTATGGGAGCACCAGCACCTGCCATTCCAC